ACGCCTTTCTGTGGACCATTGCCACTTGACGGGAGCGGTGCGCGGGCTGCTGTGCCACAACTGCAACTCCGGTTTAGGTCAATTCAAGGACGATGTTGTGCGTTTGGCTCAAGCCATAGAGTATCTAGGGTAGTTTCTTTACCGGCTGCTCGTCGTTGTGCTTTGGTTTGTGCGGTCATGAGTTTTATTTCCCTGCCTTGCTGTCAGCCCAAGCCTTAACGTCTTTCACGTTCTTGGGGTCCATGCCGAAGACCTCCATCTGCTCTTGGTCGTTCTTCGTCAGTCGGATTACGCCCCTGCGTGTGCGTTTAGTGCCGGCCCTTTGGGTGCCGCCTACCGCGCCGCGCCTTCTTTTCTGAGGCGACTTACGCCTTGGCTTTTTGGTTGACTTGACGGCCTTGATAATTTCAGGATACTGTGGTCGGAGAATCTTTTCGATTTCCAAGTAATACTTTTCAGTATTTCTGTCCAAGCCTCTCCCAGCTACCATCTTGTCCGCTTGCAGAACCGTTGTTTGGAACTGCTTGTTGGTGTGGTACTGAGGATACTTTTCCAGCCACTTCAGCCCCGCGGGAGGCGTTCCCCTTCCGCCGGCTGTGTCGCCAGAGTCATCACCGATACTGTCTTCAAGCTGTTTCAGTTCGAATTGCTTTACCTTCCGATCAGATTTGATGTCGAGAATTTCATCGTCGAGATCAACCTGCTTGGAAGTTTCGCCCTCTTCGATTGCTGCTGCCTTGTCCTTTCGGAGTTTGCGCAACTTTACATCGGCCTCGGTTTGCTCTTCCTTGAACTTGCTTTGCGCCCGAAAGAGTTTGTTCTCCCGCTCAAGCCTAGCAATTCGCCGGTTTGACTCTGCGCCTTCCGAGGATCTTAGGTCTCGCTCCCTGTCGATGCGCTTTTGGACTTTCTTGCTCCACGACTCCTTGTCGTCATCGTCCTCTTCCTCGCCGTCATCGTCGTCCTCGCCGTCGTCATCGTCGTCGTCATCGTCGTCGTCAGCCTTCTTTTTCTTTTTGAGCTTGTCGTCGTCTTCGTCTTCGTCGTCATCGTCGAGTTCTTCGAGACCATCGTCATCATCATCGTCATCGTCATCGATGAACTTTTCGTCCTCGTTGTCCTTTTTCTTCTTCGGCTTGTCGTCCCCTTCCGGGGCAACGTAGTCGTCGTCATTCTCCACGAACGCCCTGATGATGGGGTTCTCAGAGTCTGAGAGGTCAACCTCTAGTTCATCGACTTCTGCAGGGCCACCGTGCAGATCGTCAAAATCTGATTCAACCGTGTATCGATCTTTACTCATTTCCGTATTTTCCTCCAGACCTATGTCTGTGCCGCTAGCTCGCCAGGAGGTAGCAGGGTGATTGTTTCACAAATGGGGGGGGGTATTGCAACTCACTGAGGCGGAATTTGAGCGGTAAAGAAACTACCCGGTAAAGAAACTACCCTAGATACTCTATGGCTTGAGCCAAACGCACAACATCGTCCTTGAATTGACCTAAACCGGAGTTGCAGTTGTGGCACAGCAGCCCGCGCACCGCTCCCGTCAAGTGGCAATGGTCCACAGAAAGGCGTTTATGTTTTTGCTTTCCCCTGCAAATGGCGCACCTGCCTGATTGTTTGTCAAACAGGAGATCATAATCCGCAAGAGACATTCCAAAGCAATGCTTAAGTTTGGCCCGTCTCGCTATGATGCTTTGCCTTTTGGGATGCTCGCGGCGCCATTTCTTCATGTAACACCTTTTGCACATCCCCCAGGCGCAACCGCTTACGCCGGTTTTGTTGTTGCACCCGTCAATCTTGCAGTCCTTCTTTCCCATTAATTTATGTCAAGCCAAGCATAATAGTCATCCGGATCATCAATCAGCGCTTGAATGTCGGTATCGTTTAGCAGGATAATCCAGTTCTCGCCCTTTTCTCCCGAGCGGCGTATCCTCATACCGGAATATGGGGTATACAGAACAAAATCCCCAACTTGGGGGCGCACTTTCCATGCGGACATGTCAATCCCAGACTTGGTCTTGGCCGTAAAGGCCGCTTCTCCCATGGCGATCACTTCACCAACATAATTCAGGTGCTCTTCTGCGTCCGCACCCGCCGATATGTCTATTCCAGAATCCGTGGTTTGTTTGCCCCTCTTTGGGGCCACTATGACCTTCCAGCCAAGCGCGATTGGTACGCTACTCATCGTCCGGCATCTCCTCTAGCCCGTCATCTTCCAGAGCAGAATCCTCCGCTTGCTGGAACTCCTCAAAAACCTCGGATATCATGAATGACACCCAGCGTTTCGCCTCCTTGCGCCGCCCAACCATGGGGCCGTATTCATGCAACGGCACGCCGTCTGCAATACCCTCTGTCAGGTAGTCCAGTCGATCCTGAGCCACGCGCTGCAGTTTCTCCAGCAGCCACGATACGCCACTACCGATGATTATTTTTCCTTCGCCTTCTGACATGATGCCTCCACTTATGGTTTAATATTGGTAACCGCGCCCCATTTTTCTGCCCCTCGAACTGGTTCGTGATCGCGCTGCTGGTTTCTTATAGGGCTTGGATTTGCTTGCACCCATCGTTCCTCGGTACCTGCCCCCTGAGGCCTTACTGGCCCTCGATGCAGCAGTTTTCCTTTGTCCGCTAACTTGGCTTCTCGCCCGTCCTGCTGCCGCTCTTGTACCACCGCCAACCCTAGGCTTTGCTGCCCGGCCGGCTGGCCTTTTTACTACGTGTGTCATTTCTTTCTTCCTGTGTTGTGATTATAAACCTAAGGGTCTCGCGAAAACCACGATACGCCGCTACCGACGATTATTTGTCCTTCGCCTTCTGACATGATGCCTCCATCTGGTTCATGTTAGTACCGAGAGGGGAACTTTCCGGTACTTTTGTAGCCCATTTTTCCGCCTGACCGATAAGATTTCTTTTTTGCTGCGGCCTTTGGCTTGCTTGAATACTTTCGCATAGTCCCCGAAGCTTTATTACGCTGTGTACTGGGCTTGCTTTTGTAGCCCATAGACTTACTTCCGTATGAAGATTTCCGTCCCCGGCTACTTGGGCTCTTGCTACTTGGGTTGTTGATTACGTGTCTCATGTCTTCTATCCTCTTGTGTTGTAATTATAAACTGAAGGGTCTCTCGAAAACCACGATCCAGCTCCTTCGCTGCGCTCGCAAATTTCCGCGGCGGAATCTCCTGTGTGGTGATGCCCTTACTCCGCAAAAACGCTCTGGCCTTTCGCACCTCTGGTGGGGTAGCGACGGCCATTATTCATTCTTCAAGGCCGCTGCCTGTGCGGCGGTCTTCAAGATGTTGTCTGCTGATTTGGCTCGATGCGACTGATCTGACGCGCCGGCCGCTATATCAAGTTCCTGTCGAGCCTCTTCGGCCGTAATAACCATCTTCTGCTGATGCTGCTCATCCTTCTGCGCAAGGCCCTGCTTGTGGGTTTCGTCGTCGTGCTGCAGGGTCTGCTCGTGCTCGGCCTGTCGCTGCTCTTCCTCAGAAGGTTCTGGTCCCTGTGCCGGTGGTGGCGGCGCAATACTGCTCGCGACGGCCCGCGCTACCGCGTTATCCAATTCAATATCCACGTCTTCCTCCACGTTGGTGAAGTCCGTATCCGGCAGTGCCGTACCCAGCTCCTGCTCGATACGCAGTCGATACGCATGCGCGTGATGCTCCGTCAGGTGGGCGTGCATGTTCATCATGGCCTCTTGCAGCAACATTTCGTCCAACCCCATGCCGGCCACCTCTTGCTGGAATAGCTCGTGGGCCTGGATGTGGCTTTCGTGATCCTGCTCAGGGAACGCCGACACGGCGCCGCCTGTCAACATCATCTGATTTTCGGTGACCGGGTCAACCCGCTTGACTGACATATCCGGCAGTAGGCGCTCGGGGTCCGGAGTACGTAGCGCCCTGTGCATGTCCATATGGACCTGCCGTCTAGCCTCTACACTGTAGAGGTCTGGGTCCGATGCAATGAGGTCAAGGGACGCCTGCGCCTTGGCTACGCGCTGAATATTGGAGTAGATGTTCGGGTCTGAGACGGGTATGATGTCAACGCGCCCATCGAAGTCCTCAGCCGCAATATTCTGCTCTGCGCCATTGACCTCAAACGGGTAACCCTCTTCTGGCATATGCTCGAAGTTGAGCTGCGCAAGCAGCTTGAACTCGAAGCGCGCTGCCTTGTGCATCCGCTTATGGATGCCCGAGTAAATCTTGGACCCCTGTTCGATCAAGGCCAGCGTAGTGCCGACTGGACCCTTGTTGTCGCCTCCGCCGATCATGGCCTCCGTTGTGGAAGCAAAGTCCTGGATGCCGGCAACCAACAGCTCAAGCGTATGGAATAGGGCGGGAGACGGCTCCTTGAATGGCGGAGTATAGAATGACTTCGCGAGGTCTTCCGCCGTCATGTCCACGTCCTTCCAGACGCCCGGCGTGAAGACAAACTCTCCGGCTAGTCGCGACTCCTTCGACTTGAACCCACCCTGAAGGGAAGCTGTTGCCGAGCCGTCGAGCAGGGCTCGCAATGCACCAGACGCGGCCTTACCAAGGGAGCCAATGATATGTAGGTATCCCCAGCCATAGAAGCCAAGTCCGGGCAAAAACTTATAATGGATGAAGTGAACTCTCTTTTTGCGCCTTTCATCGTCCTCTCTCCAGAGTCTGCGAATAGCGAGAACCTCGCCAGATACGCCCTCAATCGTAACAACGTACGGTAGTGCCACCCTGTGCGTGCCATCTTCTGTTGTGTCGGGCGCGTCGAACTCATCGAAAATCAATTCAGCGTGACACTCGTATATTTGATAGACTACATCCTCTTCGGCGCGGAAGGGTTCCCGGTTGTCCGAGATGTCCTTAATCTCCTCTTCCACTTCGCCAGATCCTGAGCCCCTTGTCGTTACTCCCTGAGGATCAAGTTGGCTGGTATCAAGAAACTCGCCCGAAACAATGCGAGCGTTAACTTCGTTGCCGTAAAGCTTGTATTTGTGGGTGTATCGGGGGCAGGTCTTCAGCGAGGTAGCGTCGTATGGAACGACAAGGTCCTCGGCCGTGATAAACCGAGACAGCGCCATATCCTCTGTCTGATCGTAGTACACCTTCTTGAACGCGCTTCCCGAGTACGGGAGATACATGCAGAGCTGGTCGGTATGATCGAAGTATTCGTCGTCCTCCTCCACGAGCATGTAGTTCATGAACTCCTGCACTCGCAGCGCCTGCTCTTCTCTCTCCGGATCAGACTTTCCAACGACTTTTGTTTTAACTGGCCCCTCAGACGGGAATAGCTCTTCCATGGCGTTCGCTTGGAAACGAACCATCGCCTCCGCAATACCGGGGTGGGTTACTGTAGAGCTGCCATCGAACGCGCTGGCCTCTGTGGGGATTTCCTCGACACCGATGATCTCCAGCCCCTCGATGAGCCGACGCTTCCATGTGTTCCTTGACTCTTCGTCTTCTTCAACCCAGTCTGAGATGCGAGTGCCGAGCGCTATGCGATTGGAGTCACCAATGTATATTGCAAGGTTTTCGTCGTGGTCGCCAGTTGGCTCCTCGATCTCCCCCAAGTTTCCGCTGAAGTCAACAACAATGTCGTCGCCGTCTTGACTGATGGCAGCGCCATCAACCACGGCAGACTCAATCTTGTCATCCTCCATTTCTTCGAGATAGCCAGTCTGGGTATTTTTCTTTGCCATTAGTGTACCAAGTAGCTGCTGTTAGTCTTCGGGGCATTGACGCCCTTGAATTGCCGGCCGGCCTCATACAGGCCAAGCAGGCGATTCAGCACCGGGCGCAATACCGGCTTGTCGTCACTGTTCAAATAGAAGAACGCGGGCTCGCCGTCTTTTTTCACCGCACACACCCCGATACCGGCAAGTTTCCCGGTCATTAGCTGCTCCAATAGTCCATCGATGCACTGCGCAATGGCTATTTCAGCGGGGGTGGGAGTGTAGTCTTCGGTCATTGTGTCATAGTACAACAAACCTTAGCCGTAAATCCCTCGTTCATGGCCCAATTTCTTCCCATATATTTTCAAACACCTCTGAGCCCCACGTCCCAAATGCCGCATTTAGCGCCCACAAAATCAATCTGCAATTGTCTTCGGTGTATCCCTTGTCGTTATTTATCCTGTCAACGCTTGGGGAGTACGCGCTTTTCCCGCAGGTCATGTCAAACTCCAATCCGGTTAGTTCACACACGCCAAAATTCAGCCTTCCCTCAAACCAGTCCATCGACAGGCTCGCCTCAAGACCACGCTTCTTTGCCGTCCTTCTGTGGCTATGCCACATTTCAATAGCACGACCACGTGAGGTTTCTCGATACGCGCGCTGTCGCGCAAGGATCTTGTCTCTGTGCTTGAGGTATTTTCTTCGATCTTTTGCCTGTTGCTTATCCATAAATGCCTCTCGTTCTGCGGGGTTTGAACAAATTGATCTCCCCGTCTTCCTCGTCGAAATACTCGATGCTGCCCATTCGCCGCAGCCACGCCAGCGCCATCACCACGGTATCAGTGTAGTCGTCATACTCTCCGATCGGGAACTTTGCGCATTCCTCGATTACGTCGGATGCCTCCAGGTGCCCCGGAACGTAGAATACGCAGCCTTGCTCCAGCGGGCTAGAGCTGATGTGTGCCCGCATGGTCTTGTCTTTGCCCTTCGGGTCCACGGCCTTCACGCGCACGCCCGACTTGCGCATCTCCTGGATCAGAGAATGTCCGGACGCTTTTTTCTCGATGAGGACCCAATCCGGGTCCCAGTCCTTGTACGAGTTTATCGCTTCCCGGCGGAGGTCCGGGAACGTGATTTTGTCGCGCCACGCCTCCAACAAGATGACGCAACGCTTCGTCTCTGACTTAATGATGACCCCGGTAGTCGGGTGCAAGCGCTCATGCGCAAACAGGAACACACCCCAAGTAGTGCGCGCGGAGTAATCGTTCTCCTCGTCCTCCTCGAACGCCGTGTCGTAAATCTGCAGGATCGCTTCGCACTCGGGCATCGGCCGGCGCTCGTGTGACTGCGGGTGCCACTCCGGCCATTCCCACGGAATCCACCACGACCGCTTCAGAATCAAGCCGTCGTCGGCCGCTGGGTCCTGCTGATACTGAGAGTTGTAGTCTCTTTGGTGCATGCCCACCGGGGGCTTCAGCGCTATGGTGGCCTCCCTGCCCAGTCGCCCAGGGCACAGTAGGTCCCCCTCTCCGTCCCTTGGGTCCTCGAATACCACCGGCACTTCGTAATCCGAGTCCTTCTCGTGACGCTTAATCTCTTTCGGCAACGACAAAATACAGCGCGTCAATGGGCGGAATTCGTTCGGCATGACAAGGTGAACCCACTTACCGTGCTCCTCGATCGTGCAGCGGCCCTCCTTCTTGAGGACGTGCCCGATGATGTCTGCTTCGTGAACGCGCTGGCCAACGTGTACGATACGGCCGGTATTCTGATTGTTCAGTCGTGATCTCATGGCGTTGTCGTACCACTCGATGATGTTCTCCCTCTTTACGTCAGAATAGGCCTCGCGCGCGTTATGCGAGTCGTCCAGTAGAATGATGTCACCGCCCTCGCCCGTAGTTCGGCCGGACGAGGTAATGGCGATCCTATGGCCGCCCACTGTATTCGAATACCGCGACTTCATGTTTTCATCTGAGCGGATGGTGAAGCGGTCGCCCCACCGATCACGGAACCAAGGGGACTCGATTAGTCGTCGAGACTTCAGCGAGTCGCGGGTGGAGAGGTTCAGGTCGTACGAGGAGGTGAGCCATTGTATGTTGGGATGGTCGATCCATTCCCACACCGGCCACGCCACGGAGCACGACAATGACTTCGTCATGCGCGGCGGCATAGATACAATTAGGCGGCGGAGAGGGGGACCTACTGTGCCCTGGGCGACTGGGCAGGGAGGCCACCATAGCGCTGAAGCCCCCGGTGGGCATGCACCAAAGAGACTACAACTCTCAGTATCAGCAGGACCCAGCGGCCGACGATGGCTTGATT